GAAAGTACTAAGAGCTAACAAAGCTATAGAAAGAATTGAGAAAAAGTATGGAGAAGATTCATGGGGTGTTAATAGGTTATATAATAAATTAGATAATGAGACATTTAAAGGAATAACAAAATCAGGGCGTATTAGATTAAATAAAAATATGTCAGATGTTCAATTAAAAGCTATTGAAAAAGCAACTAATAATTTTTTAGATAATAAAAAGACATCTACTTTAAAAGGTATTAAAGCAACGATAAAAGAGGTTAAAACTGGTTTAAAAGGAACATTAGGAGATAATGAACATCAATTAACAGATAGAGAAATAAATAAACTTTATGATTTAGTAGCTGATAAAGATAAGAGAGTTACAACTGAACAAATTGGAGCAAGTACTATCTGGACAACTTTAATAGAAGCTAAGGAGAAATATGAGGCAGGGGATACTAATTTTGAAAATATTGATACTTATTATGATTTGGTTGAAAAAAGAGGAGATTTAGAGTTATCAGAGGATGATAAAGATTTTTTAGAGGAAATATATTTAAAATACTTCAATAAGATGTGATTTACTATAAGAATTATGAATATCATGAACCATTAATAATAGGTAAAAGAGGAAAAAAGATAGATAATAATATATATTCATTTGATATAGAAACAACTAGCTATTTAAAATTAGATGGTAAAATATATAATGCTAGTTATTATGAAAATTTTAACAAAAAAGAAAGAGAACAAGTTGAATATTATAGTATTATGTATATATGGATGTTTTCTATTAATGACGTAGTGTATTATGGGAGAACATGGGAAGATTTAAAAGAATTTTTAGAAAAGTTAGCAGAAAATATACCAGAAAAGAAAATAGTTTTTATTCATAATTTATCCTATGAATTTCAATTTTTAAGAGGAGAGTTTGAAATTAAAGATGTTTTTGCAAGGACTAAAAGAAAAGTAATGAAATGCTTTCTACCTTATTATAATATAGAATTTCACTGTACTTATTTTATGACTAATATATCACTAGATAAATTAGCAGATACTTTTAAATTACCAGTTAAGAAATTAGTAGGTAATTTAGATTATGATATTATAAGATGTCCTAAGACTAAATTAACTAAAAAAGAATTATCATATTGTGAGAATGACTGTCTTGTTTTATATCATTATATAAAACTTGAATTAGAAGAATATTTAAGAGTTGATAAGATTCCAATAACATCAACTGGTAAAGTAAGAAGACAACTTCAAGAATTAGTTTATAAAGATATAGGATATAGAAGAAATATGCGAAAAAGTATTAACACGGATCCTCATATTTATAATTTATTAATAGAGGCTTTTCAAGGTGGATATACACATGCTAATTGGATTTATACTGATGAAGTATTAGAAAATGTTGATTCATACGATTTTACAAGTAGCTATCCTTATGTTATGACAACTTATAAATATCCAGCTACTGAATTTATTAAGGATGATGTTAAAACTATTTCTGATATGTACAGACTTTATGCTTATTTATTAGTAGTAAGATTTAAAAATATTAAATGTAAATATTGTAATAATTTTATATCAGCTAGTAAATGTAGAAAGATAAGAAATGGTAAATATGATAATGGTAGGTTAATGAGTGCTGATGAAATAGAAATTGTACTTACTGATATAGATTTTAAATTTATATTAGAGACTTACGAGTGTGAATATGAGATATTAGAAAGTTATTCAGCATTATATAAATATCTTCCTAAATTATTAATTAACTTTATTTTGGATAAATATGTTAAAAAAACGGAGCTAAAAGGAATAGAATCTGAAGAGGTTAATTATGCAAGAATAAAAGCAATGTTTAATAGCATCTATGGAATGAGTGTAACTAATACTATTAGGAATGATGTATATTATGATAATGAAAAAGGATGGTATGAAGAAGAGTTAAGTAATGAAAAGATTATTGAACTATTAGAAAATGAAAAGAAAAAAGGTTTTTTATCTTTTTCAATAGGTGTATGGGTAACAGCTTATGCAAGAAATAATTTACTTTCCAATTTAATCAAATTAGATAAATATCAAGTTTATGCTGATACTGACTCTCTTAAATTATTAAATGGTTATGATAAAAATGTTATAGAAGATTATAATAAAAAAGTAATTGAAAGAATTAAATATGTTTCTGAAATATTAAATATCCCGTATGAAAAATACTCTCCAAAAGATATAAAGGGGGAAGAACATTTATTAGGGGTTTTTGATTGTGAAACTAAAAAAGGAGATTTATTTACTTATAAAAAATTTATAACTCAAGGAGCTAAGAAATATGCTACGGAAGATTTTGAAGATAAAATTAAAATAACAGTTGCAGGAGTTCCTAAGAAAACTGGAGCTAAGTGTTTAGAAAAAATAGAAGATTTTAGAGATAATTTAGTCTTTAAAAGTAGTATAACAGGGAAACAAACAATAGTTTATTTAGATGAGCAACTAGAAAATGAGCTTATTGATTATCAAGGAAATATTTATAAAAATACTGATAAAACTGGAGCCTGTATGATACCATGCAGTTATGAATTAGGAAAAGCAATAGATTATGCTAATTTAATAAGTGATGAATCAAGTAAAAGAGCTATATTTAAGGAGGATTTATAATGTATAATGAAAATAAAGTAATAATTACTATGGAATTAAAATTAGATGCATGGAAAGAATCTAAACAAAAAGAACAATTATTAGAATTACTAAAAGATTTTGATATAATAAAGTTAACATGGGAGGAAAAATAATGAGTGATTATAGTTTTATAAAAGAATTTCAAAAAATTAAATTAACAAGTATATGTAAAAAGTTAGGAATAAATCAAAGTAACATATTATCAGGGCAGACAACAGATGAAAATTATAAGAAAGTAAAAAATGAAATTATAAAGGAATTACAAAATTTATTTATAAGTGATAACTTAAATAGTGAAAAAATAATAACATTATATTTATATAATGAATTATTAGAGCAAATTGAAAAAGAAAATAAAAGTTTAAGGGAGATGATTTAAATGTTAGATTATTTAGCTAAACAATTACATGAAAGTGAAAAAATATGCGAAAGATGTAATAATATTTTTACTGAATATAATAGATTAAAAAAAGAAAATGAATTATTAAAAGAAGAATTAACTAATTTAAAAAATGATATAACTAGAGTTTATAATACTATGATTAGTTTAGAGACTATTAATAAACAAGAACTAGAAGAAATTGAGGAAATATAATGAATGATGATATAAAAGAAATATTAAGAACATTAAAAGCAAAAAGTACAATATATGAATATTGTTTAAAAGAAAACATTTCATATAATGATGAGAGTTATGAAGCACATTTATTATTAGATTACATAACTAATTTACAACAAGAAAATGAGAAAAATATTGAAATGTTAAATGACATAATAAAAGAACAAGATGGAAAATTAACTAATTTACAACAAGAAAAAGAAGATTATAAATCACGTTGTGAAAAAGCAGTTGAATATATAAACTATTATGGAACAACTCCAGAAGAAAATGATGATACAACTTGTAGACATATTTTAAAAAGTTTATTAAATACTTTAAATGGTAGGAGTGATGAATAATGAATATAACAGGTAATTTTACAGAAGATACATTAAAAACATTATGGAAAGTAAATAAAGAAAACACAGAATTAAAGCAAGAACTCCAAAGAAGAGATAATAATTGGAATGAATTAAAAGAATTTTTAATTGATTTACAAAAATTAAAAGGAATAAATCAACAAGGATTTAGTTGGGGTGTTTGCCAAGAATGTTTAGATAAAATAAAGGAGTTAGAAAAGATGTGAAAAGAGAAATAAAACATTATAATATTGATAATTTAGTTAATGAAAATGCTGATTTTAATATTCTATATGGAGAAAGAAGTAACGGAAAATCATATCAATTAAAACATAAAAGAGCAGTTATCAAATATTTAGAAACAGGTAAAAGATTTATATTACTTAGAAGATTTAGGGAAGAAATAACCTCAACTGGAATAGAACAGTATTTTCAGGATGTCGATGTAGAAAGACTTACTAAGGGAAAATATGATTGCATTATTCAATATCGTAAACAAATATATTTAGCTAAATATGATATCGAAAAAATGAAAGCAATTCGTGGAGAGAAGATAGGATATGCTATGGCTCTTTCAACCGAACAAAATTTCGCTGGCGGATCATTCTTAGATGTTGAAGACATCATTTATGAAGAGTTCATGTCCAGGTCAAGATATCTCAACTCGGAACCGACCAAGCTCATGAATTTATATGCCACCGTCGACCGCAAACGCGGTACTACTAAATTATGGTTAGTTGGAAATAGTATATCCCGTGTATGCCCATATATTTACGAGTGGGGATTACATGAGATTATTTCTAAACAAAAGCAAGGAACTATTGAGACTAAAGAAATTGAATCATCTGGAGATGATACAGTTAAATTAGCTGTTGAATTTTGTGAGTCGACTGGAGTATCATCTCATACGATTGGTTGGAGTAAAGAGATGATGTCAGATGGCTCTTGGCAATCATCACCACAGCCACATCTTCCTAAATCAAAAAAGATGTATGATGTAATGTATCGAATTGGATTTATGTATCAGAATTTTAAATTTATAGGAGAATTTTTACAAGATAAAGAGAATAAAGATATTTGTTGGTTTATTTATCCAACTGAGAAAGACTTTAATAACAAGTTAGTACGATTTACTGATATTATAAGTCCTAGTATTTATTATCAAAGAAATATTTATGATATTACAATTAAAAATGATAATTTACAAAAGTTATTAAATACATTTAGAGAAGATAAGATTTTTTATGCAACTGACCTTGTCGGAACTGATTTTAAGCAAGTAATTGATTTTAGTATAAGGAGATAAATTATGATTAATTTTATTTTAGGTTTTATTTTCGGGGTGTTTATTATGTGTTGTTTACAAATAACAAGGAGATAATATGAAAGATAAAAGATATATTTTATTAATAAGAACAAAAGATATGAAGTACGAGGGATATTATAGATATAACTATAGGTTATTTGAGAATTATAGAGAGCTACAAAAGCATTTATTTAAATTTGATTGGATAGAAAAAAATAATTTTGTAATTTTTGAAGAAACTAACTTAACAAGAGAAAATAAGACAAGAGGTATATTATGAGATTATATTTGTTTTTAATGAATAGGGAAAATAAAAAGCAATTTTTTAAATATTTTGAAACAGAATATGAAATGGACAAATTTAAAAGGAAGTTGAAATATTCTAAAAAACTTGTTATCATAGAAGATAGTAGGGAGATGATTTTTGATTATGACAGATAGTGAAATAATATTATGTAGTGGTATAAAGATGGATAAAAACTACGAAAATGTTTTATCCTATAATGAAGAACAGATGGTTAATTTATGTAGACAAAATGCTATATATACAGGTAATAATTATAAAATAGTTGGTGTAAGAGAAAATGTTATTAATATATCAGCAAGATATGAAGATTGTATTTATGCTAATTATATTGCATATAAAAATAAAAAATATGGTAATAAATGGTTTTTCGCATGGGTTACTGATGTTAAACTATTAAATCCAGCTACAACAGAAATTACTTTTCAAATAGATGTATTCTCTACATGGTACTCTAGATTTAATCTTAATCAAGTTTTTATTGAAAGAGAGCATGTAAGTGATGATACTATTGGAAAACATACCATTCCAGAGGGATTAGAAATTGGAGATGTTGTAGTATCAAATAAAGAAGAAGTATTAAATAATATAAGTAATTTTAAAATATGTGTAGCACTAACTGATATTCCCAGTGATATCACAATACCATCAGGTGGACAAAATATTAATAAATTATATAATGGAATTTATAGTGGAGTTTATTATGTAGCATGTGAAAGTTCCAATGATGCAACACAGTTAATTAAAATGTATGATGAATTATCAATGGCTGATGCTATTTATTCTATTTTTATGATACCAAGTTTATTTTGTGAATTAGAAACTCATACATGGTCTTATAATAATTTTTCAGCAGATTTAAGATACATCGCTTATGATACTGAAAGCTCTTGGATAGCAACTGGAATAATTGATAGACCTGACACAATAGACACATATACACCAGTTAATAAAAAGCTATTTGTATGGCCTTATTGTTATTGTAATGTTACTAATAATAGTGGATTAACAGTTCCTTTTAAGTATGAAGATAGTACTTCATTTAATGATGTAACTAATAAAACTTGTTTAACTTTCTTTTTAGAGGGTGCAATTACACCTGGTTTGTCAATTAAAGCGATTCCACAAGATTATAAAGGCTTACGAGAAAATTATATGTATGGTGTTGATTTAGGTAAATTTCCTGTATGCTCTTGGAATAGCGATGTATATGTAAACTGGTTAACACAAAATGGTACTAATGCAACATTAAATGTTTTAGGTTCTACAATAGGTGCTATTAGTGGTCTTGCAACTGGAAATCCTATTGCAGGTGTTGGTGGTGCAATTGGTATTTTCCATTCAATGCATCAATTTACAGAGGCTAAAATGACACCAGACCAAGCAAGAGGAAATGTTAATAGTGGTGATATTAATTTTGCTTATTCTAATAGTGGTGGTTTAAGTTTGTATAATATGACAATAAAACGTGAAATAGCTAAATCTATTGATTCCTATTTTAGTCGTTTTGGTTATAAAGTAAACGAAGTTAAAACACCTAATTTAAACTCAAGAAATAAATTTAATTTTATTAAAGTTGGTGGAATGGATGAGTTAGTTCATGGAAATATACCAGCTAATGCACTTGAAGAAATAAATAGTATATTTAGAAAAGGTGTAACAATATTTCATAATTATAATGATATTGGAAATTATACAATATCTAATCCAATTGTTTAATTTCACGTGAAATAAAAAAGAGCTTAAAGCTCTTTTTTATTTATCCAGTCCATACTTCGCCTTTTAAAATTGTTGTTGGTATTTCTACTTTAGATATATTTGTAATATCATTTCCATAACAGTTTTTCATATACAAATTTCCGTATAACATGCATAAAGTAGTTGGCATATAAATTTCTGTATCATCTGATAAAGTTATTTTAGCAATAGTAGTTCCTACTACTTTTATATTTTCATTTCCACCGTTAACATATCTATCTTTGAATGATGTTAATTCTAATAATTTAAGCCATTTATCTTTACTTACTGATGATTCAAATCCATCTAATAATGAATTAAATTCACATCCATATTGACTTGATGTTGTATCAGAATTTTGTTCGAAAAATCCAATATATTCAGTTTTATCACTTATCCATGATTCCATTGTCATTTTACTAGTTAAAACTGTTGATTTTTTAATACATGGATTAAATTCCGTATTAAATAAAGCATTGTAAATTGTAGTTGCTATAAAGCTGTTACCACTAGAGTTAGGGTGCATAGCATTATCAAAGCCACCGTCCCATTGTTCATTAAAGAATGAGTAATTATGCATAGCAAGTTCAGAATCTTTGATATAGGTTGCTCCCATAAATTGTGTAAATGAATATATTAAATAAGTTGAATATAACATAGCATATTTTGCACTATCATGTTTTTCTTTCCATCCAATAAATGCAACTCTTACTTTAGCTTTAGGAAAATTAGTTTTTGCATAGGATAAAAAATCCGAAATAGCACTTATCATTGTATTATAATCAATTCCATTGTCATTATATCCACCCGCTACTACTATATCAGTTATTTCTTCATTATCTGTATTGTTAGTTAAATAATTTTCAAGTTGATTTTTAAATGAATTATTTAACACACCAAAGCCCGCTCCACTAACACAAAGATTTACTGCAGTTCCATATCCACTAGTTGTTATCATATCTATTATATTATTAGCCCATGATGATCCTATTTCGCCACTTCCGTAACTATCTCCTAATAATAACATTTTTCTTAAATGAATATTATCAACACTAGTTTTAACAGTATCTATTTCATTATTTAAATCATCAAAGATATTTTGATTTATTATCTCATCAAGTGTTCCATCAGTTGCCATTTGATCTAATTTATTATTGACTTCTTCTTGGACATCTAAAGTATTGAAGTAGTTTTCAAATTCTTCAATCTTAGCTTTCATTTCCTCATTGTCTTTAGCATAATCTTTAACATAAGAGCATATCTTACAAAATAACTCATAATCTGTTAAAGCGTCAAAATCATCTTCCAAAAATGGAAAATTATCAAATACCCAATTTCTAAACATATTATCATCTCCTTACACTAGTCCATAAAATAAGATATCTAAATCTTTATAAATCATGCTCATTACACTTCTTCTAGTTTCTAAATATGATTTATAAATACTCATCTTATCAACTGGACTTCTTTCTATTCGTTCGTTTTCACTACCTACATCATTCGTTGTATTATTAGCATTTACTGTGGTTGTATTTTGAGTTGAGACATACTTACCATCTGTTAAATCATCAAGTTCATTTAAGGGATATTCTGATAATCTATTTTCACCAGTACTTCCACTTGTTCCTGTAGTATTTCTTGTATCATTTTTGATACGACTTATAACTTCTCCATTATTAAATAAGTTATAATCTTTAAAAGCATCTAACATCAAATTATAATAAGGTAAAATTTCTTTTAGTTTATTTTCTAAATACAACTGAAATGCTGTAAATGTTTCAAATCCGATTCTTCTCATCATATAATGATTAAGTATCTCAACTTCAAAATCATCTTTATTAATAGCACTTGACAATTCATAATCAAAATCAAATACTTTATCATGTGTTACTTTAGCTAAATCTCTTATTTTCGTCTTTTCTGTTGCATCATAATTAGCTATTGAATTTAAAATACTATATAAAGTAGGTGGTATTGGATTCATTACCATTTCTGGATATAAACTATTCCACATTGTTAGTTTCTCGATCATCATATACCTCCTCACTAGTTACACTAGTATATTCATTTAATGGACTTGTTAGAGTTGTAGGTAGTCCATCATAATACTCTACTTCAATATTAAATCCCCATTTTTCATTCATTTTATCTATAGCTTCACGTCTTGCTTCAAATCTAGTATAACGACTTGCAATAGTTCCAGCTTGTGATATAAATACTTCATCTTGAATATTACGTTCTTTCTTCTGAAATGATGTATTAGCAATACCAATAAGCCTTAAAAACTCATTCCATAATTTATCTTTTTGTTCTGATAATTTATCAGCAACAAAAGGAGCTGGCTCTAAGACAACTGTTGTATCATCAAGCTCTAGATTATCATAGGTTACTATTGCCTCATTATTAGAATCAATTCCATCAATGACATCTTGAATAGTTTTCAAGTTTTCCGTTTTAGTCTTCCAGATTCTTGGAGTTCTTTGTTGCACGGTATTAATGTCTATTGTTCTTGTTATACTAGCTACTCTATCAGCATATTGTAGGATATCAAAAATAAGAGGATATCTACTCATATTATCATACATTATGACATACTCACCAAATTTAAGATGTCTTGTATATCCATTTTTTCCGATAACTTGAATATCAACAGGTCTTCCATATAAATCAAGTCTTCCCATATTGACATAAGGAAGAGCCAAAATACCTAGATATTCATCTTTGAAAAAAGCTATACTACCTTTATGCACTAATTCTCTATTTACATAACTTAAGTCCATAAATGGAGCTACTTCTAAAAGGTTCTTAAAGTTAAAAACATTACAAGCTAGACTAATCATTTGTTTTTTATACATATCAACTGTCTTAACATTACTTATTTGAGACCTTATTTTACTTTTTCCCATATTTTTAATAAAACTTCCTTTCTATAAAAATTAAAGAGGGATGTGTTATCCCTCTTATTTATAACACTCTTAATCGCCTGGTGTTACTGGTGTACTAATTGTTGCTGTATCAGATTTTGTTGTATCATAAACTGAAGTTGCTGTTACTGTAAATGTTAAGTCATTAGCAACTGTTGAAGCTATCTTTAATAGACCTTCTTCGTTAATAGTTACACCAGGAACTGGTTCACTAGTAGTTGAATCAACAACTGACCATGTTACAGCTTTATTAGCGAATCCTACTGTTGCAACAGAAGCTGATAATTGTAGACTTTGTCCTTGTAAAACAGTTCCACTTGCTGGAGATACACTAACACTAGTTACAGCTGGTGTTGTATCATCAACAAATACTACAGCTTGTTCAAAAGGTGATGTACTAAATACTCTCCAAGCATGCAAGAAGTGATTATTTTCTAGTGTTGTAGGATTATAGAATTCAGTTTCTTTCATATCACTTTCAGTATCAAGTGTATATACATAATCCATAAACCACTCTTTTGAAATAATTACAGCTTTTACTTTTGCTAGTTCAGTTTTTTCAGCATCGGTAAATGGTACATAAGCACTACCTAATAATTCAGTTAATCTTTCAGAATCAGTTTCTGAGAAATCATCAATTAATTTTAAGTTAGTACGAAGTTCAGCATCATTTCTAAAATATGAAGTTGCTAGTACTTCAGTACTCATAGCTCCCTCAAAATCAGCTGTCATAATTGTAATCAAGTTTTCAAAAGTATCAGCTTTTCTAATACCCGCTGGGTTATAATTAGGACTACGGAAAATCATCTTATTAGTAATTGATTTCATTTGAGAAACAATTTCTCTTGTAGTCTTTCCATTAGTTACTAGATTAATACTTGTTACTGTTCCATCAACTATACGTCTACATAACATATATTTATCAACTAAATATTCATCATATTTTAGTGATTCATAAAGCATACCTACTATTTGATAAATTAAATCATATAATCCATCTTCAGTAGTAAATGCCATTGCTAGTTGAGAATCACTAGTAGTTGTTTGATAGAATTTTTGGAAATTTACTTCATGAATATAACTTAATACATTTGGAACAACTGTTTGTAAGAATCTATCTTTATCACTGAAATTTTCGTTGTAATCATATACATTACATAAATCAGTAATCATTTCACGAACATGTTGACCAAATCTAAGTGTTCCACGTTTAGTAAAATCCCATGGATTTTCCCAACCATTTCTTTTAATTACTGTTAAACCTATTAAGTTAATAGTGTTAATAAAAGCATTACGATATACTTTATTTCCCATTATTAATTTTCCAATAGGTTCAATAGATTGACCTTGTACTGGTAAATCAAGATTTTCTTTTAATACTGGATTTTGATTAATAATATAACTTAATAATTCAGCATTACTTCTTGATTTAATTACTGTTTTTGTACTTTTTCCCATTATTCTTCATCCTCCTTTTTCTCTTCGTAGATGTCTTCAACATCAATTACTTTTTCTTCCTCAGCTGGTGCATCAACAGTTTCTTCACCTTTTAACTCTTCTTCAGCTTTTTCTGGTGATATAAATCTTTGTTTATATCTTTCTAGTAACTCATTATATTTTGCCTCATATTCATTTGTTACTGGAGCTTCTTCCATAGAATCAGAAACATCTTCCATTAATTCAACTGCAAGTTCTGAGTTATCAGCTAATCTTTCATTAATCTTAGCTAAAAGTTCTTCTCTAGTTAGTTTTGCCATTTTCTTATCTCCTTTCTATCTTCATAATATAATAAAAAGAAAAAAATGTCAATATTGACATTTTTAATAGTATTTTAAAATCATATCCATATCATCACTATTAGATATGTTATTAACACCTTCAAATAGTGTCATGTCTACAGTGTAGTTAAGGTCAATTAGTTCAGGTGTTACTAGCGGTTGTAATAATTCTAAATTATGTGAACTCAACCAAGTTTTCCAATCTTCTAATGTAGTGGTTCCATAATTAGCAAAATTAAATATCATTTGAACACTTACGTTATTATTCCATTTTCCTACTGTATAATTAGTAATACTACCATAAGAAAAATAATTACATAAACTATTAATATTAGTTAAATATAAATTAGTATTAATCACATATCTATCAACATTAATATTAGACGATTTTACCCATCCACTTTCGCTACCATCAAATATTATTTTACCTGTTTTTTTATTCAACCAACAATGACCATTTTTATCAATAATTAATTCATCTTTGTAATCACCTATTCCGCATATTTCATTGTCATTAAGTGGAATTGTATAATAATTGGTATCAGTTCCATTTGTTATCTTTGTATACACCCAATTAGTTCCATAAGGGACGTATGGTAATGATGTGTTTGTTCCTTCAATTAACATTGGTTTGAATTTATAATTTGTTAATGTTGTTCCACTTTGTACTCTTATATTTATCATACCTATTAATCTATCATTATAAGTATCTGTATTTATAGTCTGTACTTTGTTTACTTCGTTTAATTTTGTATCTAATTGTCCACTACTATTTACTCTTATAATTACATTTGAATTAGAAACATCATTAAATCCATATACAGTATAATCTGTATTTTCTTTCCATATCATTTGTGAATTTCGTTCTATTGCAATAAATGAATTTGCTGTTGCTGTTCCATTTAATGTGATTTCACCATTTTCTACTATTGCTGTTATTCCATAAGCAGAATATTCACCATCTTTTAAATCAAACAAATTCCTATACCCTTTAACTGTCTTAATTTGTACTGGATTACTTGGTGTAGGTGTTCCATCTTGTGTACTTTCTTTTGATAAAGTTAAATTTACAATTTTTTCTCTTGTAGCGTCTGTTATTGAAATTATAGTACCTGTTACTGTTTTAACTTCTTTAGGTGTTTTCTTACCTAATAAATACGAAAATAAATCTCCCTTATATACTAAACTATTTTTTCCTTTTTTAGATAATAAATATGTAAATAAATTCATATTATCACCTATCTTTCAGAATCATCTTTTTTATTATCTTCTTCATTATTTAATTCTTCTGCTTCTGGAAGCCATATTTCATTTTCACCATCATAAATAAATACTTCTTGCGTATCTATTTCAATAAATACACTTCCATTTTCTATAGTACCATTTTCAATAGTTGTTGGCTTTTCATCAGTTGAAAGTCCTCGAAGTTCTAATAAATAAAATACTTCTCCATTTGGATGATTAATCATCTCACTTTTTTTAATGTTATAAATTGTTACCATAAATTATCTACCTCCATTTCTTAATTTATTGGCATAAAGTACCCACTTAAATTTATATTTTTTACCTTGCATAATTTTACCATCGTAAACTCTCCAATTATGTCCATATCCTTGTCTTATAATAGTATCATTTACATACATTGTATCATATACATGAGTTGCATTTCTAAGTTGATAATGCCCTGTTCCCACATCATAAAATCCTGCATAATGACCTCTAGCTGTGTTTATATGAACATGATCTCCTGTAACATTTCCTGTAGTTCCTGTATGACCAATTAAATCTCCTTGCTGTATAATTTCTCCTACATAATGAACAGATGTATTGTCATCATGAACAAAATTTATTGTAACATAATCTAAAGTTCCATCTGCATAATGAACTTTATTAGTACTTTCCCATACCACATTACCATTAGACACTGTAATACATTTTAAAGTACATGGAGCATAATAAGGACACTTATATATTCTTCCGTTTGTACCCCATCCTAAACAGTCAATAGAATAGGTGTATAAATGAGAATAACTACCTCCCTCATCTTGCGACATATAAAGATACTCTAAAGGAAATAACAAGACTTCGTATCCATCATTAGCAACTAACTTTTCAAGTGGTCTCATAATCCTAAAATATCCTTTAAGTCTTTAGAATCTATCATAATTATTTTATCATCATGATTTTTTAAATACTCAATTAATCCAGATTTATCAGTTAGCTCAATTTCACATTCATATTTTTTATCCTCTTTTTTTTCTTCATATAATTTAAGTGATAACTCATCACACCATCCTAAATCTCCTGTAGTATTATAAGGATGTTTACTTCCATTTGCAAGTCTTGTTATATTAGTTATTTTATTAGTTATTTTTCTTGCTGGTGTTCCTGCATTACTTGAAACATAAATATAACCATTTAAAATAACTTTATCTCCTATTTTAAATTTCATTATTTATCTCCTTTTCTTTCCAACTTATCTTCAATAATAGAAAGTCTAGTATTAATTCCATTTAGTGTTTCTATCATTTTCATTAAAGTATTATTCATATCTTTCATAGTAGTACTTTGAAAATAAATTAGATAACCAACACATAAGGTTCCAACTCCATATTGAAAGATATAATTTAAAATTTCCTCCATATCTTATCCTCCTTGAGTATAAGATATCATTTTCTTCTTAATTTTGCAAGTTCAAAATTCAACTCTTCGTTATATTTATCTAGATTATTTATTTTTTTCCTTGAATATAAATAATTCAAAATTAATAAAATAGTTATAATTCCAGAATAAATAATAAAAAAGAGGAGCATAAAACAATCTCCCCTCATAATTATTCTCCATCTACAATTGGAGATACTTTATATGTATAACCTTTATTTGTTTTAACTTTTAATATTTTAAATGTTTTAGTATTATCTAAATAATCTAATAAACTCTTATTAAAATATTCACTACCAGTTGAGAAATATCCCTCATCTGTAGCATAATAAGTTAAATCAAATTCCTTTTCACTAGTTACAATATGTGTTTCTGCATATCCAGTAATTTTAACTACCTTATCTACAAAATCAGCAATTTTACTAGCTGAAATATCCCCTTTCATTGCCATTTTTTTAAATAATTCAGTGTCACAACTCCCGAATGCTTTTTTAATTGTTACTTCATATTTACTCATCTTTCTTCTTTCTCCTTTCATATTTATAACAATTTAGTACTTATAAGTACCATAGAATAGATACTCAATAAGATTCGAACTTATACTCACGTGTCCTGGTTATTAAGATTGGCGTACGCACCCACACTCTGCCCAAAGAGTTCTATTGTATCTACTCTATGCTACCTATAAATATAGATAGCATCTAACAAGAAAAATTTTATTATGAAACAATTATAATATAACCATAAGTAAAGGAGGATATATGATAATTGCTTCACGTATATAGTATCTCATAATTAAATATTAAAGTCAACAAAAACTTTTAATTTTTCAAAAAATTTT